GTACGGTCTCGTGGGCTCGGAGATGTGTATAAGAGACAGCCTCAGATCACTCCGAGACGGCTGTTTTAATTGTTGCAGAAGTATGTTGTCAGCACACACACTGTCTATCTTATTTTTTTACCCTATCGTCATCAATCCAGATACGGAACGCCTTCATGCCATACTGTTTAGCATAGAGTCTGCGTCCATCTTTCGACGTAATATACGCCGTGAAAATGTACATAGACATTCCCCCTTTGCAAAAAAAGTTTATAAAACCCCTTGCAAACTCGAAAGAACTATGATATAATGTAATTGTTGAGAATACATTGCTGACAAACACAGTTTCGATAGCAAGTGGTATGAAAAGTCAAGTTGCGAGCTTGGCTTTTTTTGCTTTATATAGAGCAATTTCTGCTGCCTGATAAGACGTGCCAAATTCTTTTGAAATTTCTGACGGTGTCAGCGTGTATATCAGATGATCCGGCATAAGCAATTTGCTTGCAAATGTGTTAGCCTGCCATTCTGGATCACAATATGTAACAACACGTCCGCCGTCACTCCTACACAACTGCACACCTGAACTATGAAGAACATAATGCCCTAGCTCGTGTGCCAACGTAAACCTGTCACGTCCACTACCATTTAACGCTCTATCATAAACATCTTCACGGACGACAATACTGTTTGCCACGTTATCAAAATATGCGTATGTATCGGGCATCTCATTTTTAGCAACATATAAATACGAAAATTTTGGGTCTATTTCAGGCAACACAGTTTCTATGAACTCAACAATCGGAAAATATGTACGATCGTATAAGTTGAGTTTTCTGCGAAGTCTGTTGGTCAAATGTAAAATGTCATCTGTGCTCATCGGTTTTGCGATGAATTGACTCAATACTGATCACCTCTTACTATCAAGAATTTTAATTAAACTGTTAATCTCATCACTTGTAAGCGAGTCAATCTTCCGTGCAAAGATAAGTCCCAAATTTGTTTGCTCGGTCGAATACCCTGCTGTGCTAATTGAGATTTCGTTTACGCTCCGGAAATAAGCTTCCTTAAGCTCTATTGCCTTTTCCGAATCCAAATCATAAGCGTTTATGATCTTACCCACTAAATCTTCGGTTGGCCGTTTCTTGCCATTTTCAACAGCAGACAAGTAGGCTGATGTAACTCCAACTTTACCAGCCATATCCTTAAGTAGGAGACCATTGTCAATACGATATCTTCTGAGAAATTTGCCGATTTCTGTCAACATCTTTTACGCCCTCCCTTCGATGATACTATTATAACACATCAATTTAACTTTGTCAAGTGATTTTTCAAAAAAGTTTTCCTGAATTGTTGATGTTGTTTTAATCAGCAGTTATCAGAAATAGAACATAGTGCTTTGGTGCTTCATAACAAAATCAGCCGACAAGGAATAATCCCTGTCGGCTGTCTTACTGTCTACTTTATCTTCTTTGTAATCTCGTCGCTGAGCTTCTTGATGAAGTTCACGCCTGCGATACCGTTCTCATAATATCCCCACTTTTTCAGCAGGGTATTAACTGCCTTTGCAGTACCTTTTCCGTATGTACCGTTCTTGTCCATGCCCACACTGTGAAGCTTGACCGCCTTTGCAAGAAGCAGCAGTTCCTTGAGTGCAAGCACACCGTTTGTTTTGTTGCCCTGCTTGTAGCCTGTCTTGTCAAGCACTTTCGCACTTATCTTGCTCTGGTTCTTTGGTCTCAGGAAGCCTGCAATGTGGTCGTAAGTATGCTTGACCTTAGTGCAAGCTTTTCCGCTCCAGTTTTGGTCATACGAATAAAAATAACTCGTGTTGCCCTCACCGGTGCAGATTGCTATGTGACCCCAGCCACCATTCAGCGTGCCTGACCATATCGCTACATCACCCTTTTTCGGCACGAAACTTGGCGTGTTCTTTACCTTTATGAAATTCGCTTTCAGCCAAGTATTTTTGTCAAACAAATCCCAAAAGTGATGTGCATCATACCAGAAATTCTTGATGCCTGAGCTGAAGACCTCGTTGAAATATGCCGTTGCAAGGTCTACACACTGTTTGCCTGCTGCGCCGTCATAGTTAACAGCTACACCATTGTGCTTCTTGATAAACTCATCATATGTCATTTTCTATTCCTCGCTTTCGTTTGTATCCACTTTGTTTTCAACTGTGATTTTCAGTTTGTGTACGATTTTCACCAAGAATGACGGCAATGGTATACCTATCACCGCAAGATTTTCCAAGATAGAAATACACTCGTTGATGATAAACCATATCGTTACGATAAGACCGAAGTAAAAGCTGACGTTTACCTCAATGCCTATCTGTGAAAGTCCTGAGATAAAGAGCCAATCAAGTACGCCTGACACCGCCACCACAAATATGTAGCCGACCTTTTTAAAAAGCCCTTTAAGACCGACACGGCTTGACAGCTCGCCCCTATTCCATGCTTTCCACATTCCTGTAATGTAGTCAATGATCATCACAAGTACCAGAATGACTATAGGTATCGCCATAACACGGAAATACGCTGACAGCCCTGCGGCTATTGCTGATATTATTATTTTTGTTGTGTTTTCTTTCATTACTGCTCCTCACTTTCATATTTCTGTCCTGTGATTTTCTCATACTGCTCAGGGGTTATTTTTCCCCTGTCGGCAAAATCCTTGACCTGCTCAGCAGTGTACAAACCTAAATCATACAACCTCTTGACTTTTCTATACATCTTCCTCTTCCTCTCCAATTAGAGTATCAGTCATCAGTGCAGTATATAGCACCTGAGCTTCCAACTCATCAACCTTTGTAGCCTTCTTTGGTTGGAAGTCTTCTTGTGATAATCCTAACTTCTCAACCATCTTTTTCTGCAACTCTGTCATGTTGTACCTCCTACTTCTGATAGTTTCACGATGTATTCCTCTTCTGACGGCACTGGTATGCGATAACTGTCACCATTGCTTTTTTTGAACGTTACGCTACCCAGTGCTTCGACCTCCATGTTTCGCAGGAAGTCATCAGGCAGTATCGAGGATATATCTGTTACTATAGGGTTTGCTAGTTCGTAGTATAGGATAACGCCCTGCATTGCCTGTTTGAATGCGGTGGCATCGGTGTAGGACGTATCGTTGACATGTACACATCCGTCAACGTTTGCATTAGTCGTTATGCCTGTTACATTGGTTTTGCCCCAAAGCTCATTTTGCGTTTTGGCTGGATATTTTGAACAGAGAATGTTTGGTGCAATATCGTAATTTTTGGTTAACTTCTGTCCTTTTAGTTGAAACGTCTCAAACGACACACTATCACCGACACGCCAACTTAGCGTCCCCAAATCAACGCTGCTCACGCACTGAACGTATCGTTTATTCTCATAATCAACGTAGTTTCGTGCCGTTCCTGCACTCCAGCCGTAGCCAGGCAGATTGCGGATTGCCTCTGGAATTTGGTAGGCGGTCTGATAGAATGGAGAATAATTGGTAGCGGTATCACCATTTTCTAGCTGAACGTCATAGATCATGCCCACTATGGTGCACAGTGACACAAAATCAGTGTCGGCTACGAACGTAACTACTGCCTGATATTCTGTGTTTGCCGCATAACCTACTTCCAACTTTATCAGCGAACTATCATGTGCGTATGATGTGTTTTTCCCTTTTTGCAGTGACCACCGCAAACCGCCTTGATTAGCTGCATTTGACTTTACTTTGAATGACAGCGTATACTTATTTTCAGCAATAGTCGGAATATTTAGGGCAGTTGTCGTCAACCCCTTTGTGTAAATAACACCATTTTCAACCTTGTTTACATTCGCTCCATGATAGGTTTTGTCAGTATAGTCAAACAAATTCTTTCCCTGCTCCACGACCTCTTCCGTGCCTGCACTAACAATCTCACCGTCAATGACCTCAGAATGACCACCTATTGACTTCACCGACATCAGCTTTGCCCCTGTAGGAATAGTCTTGGCATATGCCGTATCGCTGTCAGTTTCAAACTGGTGTGTTATGCCGTTGCCCAAGTCATACAGTGCATTTACCCTGCGTTGCAACTCTTTGTCCGTTAGTTTCACGTTAGCTATCTCAGCAGTATTCTCAGCAATTTTTCCAACAGCGGTAGTGTAGTCCTCAGGCAAACTGTCAGCTATGGATTGTGCTGTCTGCGCAGCGGTTTCAGCGGTTTTGCGGTCCTCTGCGACCTTAGCGGCGTTTTCTGCCACATTAGCCTTGTCAGCCGTGACTTGTTCTGCCAACGTCTGCACTGCCTGTCTGTCTGCCACAGTGCTGTCAGCGCAGTTCTTTGCGGTTTTAGCATAACCAGCCGTTATAGTCTTATCAGCCTCAGTCTGCTGTGCTGATGCAGATGCCTGGGCTGCGGATATCTTAGCGGCGTTCTGTGCTGTGACCGCCTCAGCACGGGCGTTTTCTGCACCCTGCATGGCAGTGTCTGCCTGTGTTGCGGACGTTTCAGCAGATGCCTGTGCTGTTTCAGCACGTTCCGCCGCCTGTTCTGCCGTGTCGGCTGACAATCCTGCATTTGTGGCAGATTTTTTTGCGTTTTCAGCCGCCTGCATAGCCGTGCTAGCTGCATTCTCAGCCCTTGCCACGTCAGCTTCGACCTGTTCACCGATTGCCGCTATCCTATCCAGTGCGTCAGCTGCCACACTTGGTGACGGCACGGCATTATCACCGATAGCCGCACCTATTCTCAGACGAAAAATGCGTGATTTTTTTACTAGGATATATTCCTGTCCTGACAGTTTTTTAGCCGCTATCTGACACGATACTGTCTGCGCTGACCGCAGTATATCAGCCGTAGGCGTCCACTGTCCGCCTGTGATATCGACCTCGTACTGAACGCCGTCGCCATAGTCGATAGTCAACACATAGCGGTCTGCTCCGTCTATCTCCATGCCCTCGACAGACACAGGGCGTGCATTTGTTTCACCGACGTAGCCTAACAATGCGGTGTTCAGTGTTACGTCATAATCTGCATTTAATGTTATCGTCATTTAATCACCCCTCTTTACTCTATTGCAATATAGTCAACATAGTATGTTCCTGTTGGCACATTTACTAATGACCCGTTATTAGATCCCATGCAGACGTTCAGATAGTACGACTTTCCCGAACCACTAACGTGGGTGCAGTAGTTCTGATATGGTGTTGGTGCGCCTGTCTGCCGTAGTGTTGCTATGGCCTGCTTAGGCGCAAAGGTCAGTCCAAGCGGGATCCGCATCAGCGCATTTGCTCCCGTCATCTTGTGTTCCACAGTGCCATAGTGTATCTTGCCGGCTCTACTCAGTATCTCATCAATTTCCTCGCCTGCGTGTTGCATCGGATAATCGTTTTCGGTGATATCCTGTGCCAATGTCAAATTTTCATCAGCCATTATCTCGCCCCCTTAAAGCTGTTCTTCAACGCTCAGACCTACCGCCGAAATATCAGCACTCAGTCCGCCGTCAAAAGTAAATCCTAAATTCGTTATTGGTATGTCATAGCTGTCTGTGCCGTTGGTGTAGGTCACCACGTCACCTATGTCGAAACGTGGGTCACCAAGTCTGTGGTACAATTCGGTAGTGTACCATGAAAATCCTCCTATTCTGCGCCACAGAGATTGAAGCAGTGATTCGGTCATGTATGGATTTTCAAACTCCAACACACGTCCTTGCGTGGTATCTGTCACACCAAGCGACAGCGTTTCATCGTCACTGACTTTGCAGATAATGCCCACGATAGCGTTCTGCCTTTCTGACAGTGTTGGCAGGTCTATTGTGTTGTTGTCAAGCGTTTTCACCGGTTTGCCATACCACTTTCGGACGTACTTTCCGTACCTGTCAACATACCCAAACTGACCTTGTGCAGAGGAAAGGTAAGACAGCATTTGTCGCATGGTCACGTCCTTCGGCAATGAGCTGACCTTGAAGTAAAAGTATTTTGAGTACAGCACCTTACCGTTCTTATCTATCAACCTTCTGCCGTTCTTGTCACGCAGTAACCTGACTTCCGTATAATCATTTCCATTCTGCAAACCAAGCTGTCTGCAAATGTCGTCTTCAACGGATCTATTCCAGTTTGGCATAGGGATATGCGGCACATATGGCTTGTCCGAAAAGTACAGCTTATCCGCCATTGTCAGCTGGACGCTGCCGCCTGATTTCTTTGATTTTACACAGGTGAAACGTCCCATTGGTATTTTTTCGTCTGCAAGTATGCCACTAGTTTCGTAGTCTACGAGATACAGATATGTATCATACTCTTTGCCGAGAAATTTCGTACCAACATCATTGATATTTATGTTCCACGATTGCGAACATACTGCACCCAACTCGATGTCGTCTGAAAGTGATGTTGCCTGCATTGAGCTGTCAGCTGACATAATGCTGTCACCTGATATAACGCCCTCTGCATTCTCTATCCACAAGCGCCAAGTACGGCAATAGCTCTCGATACGCTGAGCCACAAGCTCCCCTGTTTTGTACATTCAAACGCCCCCTTACTGCATTATCAAGTCCACCGCAACGCCTTTGCAGAACTGCTTGTTCTCGTCCCAGCCGAAAACCTCATAAGTTGGGTCGCCTGCATAAACGTCAAAAGTGCTTTCCTGAAATGTCTCATCAAGGAGCGTGATACTGAAAAACGGACTGTCAACGTTGGAGATATACTCATTGAGTTTTGCCGTCTCCTCGCCTGTGAGATGATACCATTTAATAGTGACCGTTTTCTTTATGGCTCTTATATCGCCCACCATTTTGCAGTTAGCCGTCCGCCCTGCATTGTTCGACCATATCTTGTTGTTTGTAAAGCTCACTTCCGCAGGTGTGGCGACCCTTTCGCTGCCGAATATAAGTCCTCTGCTTTTCATTTTCTGCACCTCCTATGCCCTTATTGGCGACCTGCCGTTGCGTTTGATATAGTCGTTGATATCATCAATAACTATCTGTGTGATAGTCCTGCCATTGAGCGTAAGCGGTATGGTAACGCTTATCTTCTGATTTCCGCCTGCTCCGCCGTAAGACACAAGAGCCTGCAAAACAGCCTGCGTGATAGTATCAAGCGGTGCCTCGATATTCGTGCCACTCTTCTGATCGCCCAGAACTGCAAGGAATTCAGAGTTCGGCGGTATCACTGCACCTTGGGCAAGTTTGGGTATTTCGGGGATATCAATTTGGCTTAGGTCAAAGCCAAATGTCTGACCGCCAAGATCACCGGGAAACCAATCAGGAGTCGTGAAGCTCAGCTCGTTTATGCCATCGATTATCCAATTCAAAGCGTCCTCAACTGCACCTGTCAGACCATTTATAAGCCCGATTATCAAATTAATAGGTGTTTTTGCTATGTCAACAAGTGCGTCCCATACGCCTTTGAAGATCTTCTTTACACCCTGCCAAGCTTTTTTCCAATCACCGGTGAACACTCCCGCTATGAACAACACAACGCCTTTAAGTGCTGAAATGATGTTCTTCACGGCGTCAATTATATTGCTTATGACATTGCCCACTGTCTTTATTATCTTGCCAAGCACACTGCTGACTATCGGTCCGAGTATGCTCACAAGCCAGTTCACAACAGGTGCTATGGCTTTGTTGTAAATGCTCAGAACGCTTGTGATAAGTGTTCCAACAAAGTCGAGGAACTCATCAAGCAGAGGTTTCAAGTGCTCCGTCCAAACGCTGTCAGCCACGTCCATGAGCTTGTCAAACACAGGTTTCAAGACCGTTTCCCACAGATTGAGAAATACGTTCTTTGTGGTGGTTATGCCCTCATTTATGCCGTCAAATATAGGCTGTCCCCACTCGTTCCAAAAGTCTGAAATGCTCTGCCAAGTATCGCACCACAGTGTTTTCAAGGCGTTTAACACAGGCTGTGCAACGCCGTTCCACAAGGTATCGAAGATCTCTTTTATGTTGTCAAACAGTACGCCTAGCGTGTTCCATGTCTGCGTGCCAAAATCCGCCATTAGGGGTAATCCTACAGTGAGAAAGTTTTGCAGTATAGGGAACACTGCCACATTCCAGATATCAGAAAACACCTTGTTGAAGCTGTCAAAAAGTCCTATGCCTATCTTGCCAAGCGTGCTGAAAGCGGTCTGCATAAGCGGTGTAAAATCGTTTATAAAATAAGCTTTGAGCGGCTCGGAAAGCGACTTTATATCGCTGAAAACTCCGCCGAGTATCTGAGCAAGTTCAATGCTCTCTCTTTCAAGTCCGCCCCATATATCAGCGAAAATAGGCTTAAAATTCTTATCAAGATAGTCTGCAAACTTTTCAAACTGAGTTCTTACTGATTTGAAAAAGTCAGACAGCTTTTTATCTGCCTTACCCGTATCCACCTCAACGCTAGTTCCGGAAGGCTGCATTATCTCCCCAGCTCCGCTGACCCCAGTGCTGTCTGACTTGCTCTCATCATTCAGCTTGTTCATCTGGTCAAAGCTTGCAAGAGAGCCTTCCTGTGCCTCTTGAGCCTGTTGTGCATTGTCGGCTATATCGCTGTAATTATCCGCCGCCTGAGAGGTGCTTTTCACTATGCTTTGAGCCTCGTCTGCACTGCTGCTTAGTTCAAAACCGAACGCCTCTGAAAGTGCCCTCGCTGCCCCCTGTGCCAAAGATATAAGCTGTGAAAGCACGCTGTTGATCGCCTTGACAGCAGGCAGAAGAACGTTCATCAGCACAGTGCCGATAGTTGCTCCGAACTCTTTCCATTGCTCAGAGAGTATTCTAGTTTGGTTTGCCCAGCTGTCAGACGTCTTTGCGAAGTCCCCCTGTGCAAGAGCCGTTTGCGACATAACGTAGTTGTATCTCAGCTGGACTTTTTCAGCCTGCGACATATCGGCAGTTGACTTCGTTATACCCTTTGAAAGCGCATACGCCTGCAAGTTGGCGTCCGTCATAACGATACCGAACTGTTTGAGGGTCTCAGTTTCGCCTGTAAAAATTGATTTCAGAGCCGTGCTTGCCACGTCCTGACCGACATTATAAAATGAAGCCATATCCGCCGACAGCCCTGTAAGAGCCATCGCCATATCGCTTGCACTGTCATTGGCAAGCCCCATTCCTGCCGCCATCGCCATGAAGTTTGAGCCCGTCTGCTTTGCGGTAAGCTTTGAAATGCCGTAGGTCTTAACAGCCGTGTCAGCGAAGTCCTCCATTTTCTGCTTGGACTCTCCGAAAGCCGTGTCAACAACGTTCTGAACTTCCGCAAGGTCTGAGGCTGTTTCTATGGACTGCCTGCCGAAGTCCACAAGCTTCTTGACGGAGAATGCTGCCGTCACAGCCATTGCAAGGCTTTTAAGCTTTGGCTTGATATCCCCCACCATATCGGAAAGGCTTTTCAAGCCCTTTTCAAAGCCCTCGCTGTTTATGTTGGTGTCAAAATTCAAACACCCGTCAGCCATTGTCATTCACCTCCCGTCAGTTGTTTCAGAAACTCTTTGTCCTCGTTTTCAGCCCTCTGCTCTTCTGCTGAGAGCTTTCGTTTAAGGTCTATCATATTGCGGTGGTTTCTGTAAAACTCCTGCTCGTATTTTTCAAGCTTTTTGCCCTTGTTAAGCTTTTGCCGTATGCCTATAACAGACGAAAAAAGCCCCTCGCCTATCTCATTGAAATAGCCAAGAAAAGTCCACCAATGAAGATATTTTATCGTCCTCGTTTCAAAACCTGCCGCCTTGTTCACCGCAGGAAAAATAATACTCTCATCCTGCTCCCAATCAATAGTCTTTGCAGGCTGAACACTCTCCTGCGGAACATCTCCACCACCAACAAACCAATAAGCCTTGTTGACAGCCTCCTGCAAATGCTCTCGTGGGATATCCTCAGCGTAAAGGCATTTAAGACACACATAGCACTTTTCACGCTCGTCAAGTTCGGGGTCTGCAAAGGCTGAATATATCCGCAGGATTACCCGAAAATCCGAGTGTATGGCATACTCTCTGCCGTCTATTTCAAGGGCTGTTGGCAAACTGCCTATCATTTCAGCAGCTCCCTGAGCAGAGCCTTTTTGTCCTCGTCAGAAAGCTCCGCCACGTTGACCGCAGGCTGAGCAATATGTTGATGAGCGATAACAGGTGCGGTGTACTTCTCCACCTTTTCTTCGAGCTTTATCTGAGCCGCCGTCTGTGCTGACTTTATCTCCTGCACCACCACCACAAGAAGCGCTTCAAGGAAGTTCACAAGCACAGGCTTGCCGTTTGAAGCCACAGAGAACACGTTCACGCTTCCGAGCGCCGCCGTACACACATCGGTTCCAAATATGTCATTGACCATTTCTCTTGCACGCTGGTCATACTCTTTGAGAAGCTGAGTTCTGTCCTCGTTCTTCTCACGTTCTGACACTTCTTCTGCGATATTGTCAGCCTTGCTCATAGCGTCCTGTATCCTTGTGATGATACCAACGTCTGACACGTTTATCCTTATCACTCTGTTCTCGTCACCGTTTATAGCGTACTCTTTGTAATTGCCGCTGTTAAAATCTATTGACTGCATTGACATTTCTATCGTCCTTTCTGTATTATGGCAAACAAAAAGCACTCCGCTCTGAACGAAGTGCTTTCATATGTTTGTCATATAGTTTATTCTTCCGTAGTCTTTGCAAACGTTGGCACGCCTGCCGCAAAGGTGACAGAGCCTTTCACTCTGTTTCCTGCAAAGGTGCAGTTGAATGGGATATTTACGCCACCCTGCGGTCCGCCATATGACTGCGGCTTGACGATGATATCTTCCGTCCAAGCGTCATACGCACCCGTGGTCTTGTCAACGATGACTTCAAGCACGCTTGTCTTGCAGGCGTCACCGGTAAGACGATTCATCATGATATCCTTGAGCTTTTCGTAAAGTGCGTCACCGGGTTTTGCATAGAATGTGTCAAGGTCGAACTCAGGCTCATAGCCGTTGTCCTCAACTGTGGTTTCATCAAGGATATTCTTCTTTGTGGAAGTGTCAGGATTGAGTGCCACACTTGCGTCCTCAACGTCCTTGCCGAGAAGATACCAGCTTGGTGATGAGGCGACCGCTGCGAATGTAGTGTCAAGATAATGCAGAAGATGACTTCTGTTGAGCTTTCCGCTCTTGTATGAATAATCAGGCATATGTTTTCCTCCTTTTATATCTGATACTGTGCCGCTATCTGCAATTGATACTGCACAGTATCGTTTGTGTTTTCATTTGGTATTGCATATATCATTCCGTTTGCACAGGTGAGCTTTTCAAGAACGCCTGTCCTTTCCTCGTCCTCTGTTATGGTAGTGAACGTGGTATCTCGGTGCTTGTCTGCATAGCTTTCAAGCCACATCTGCAATTCAAGCAATACGCCGCTGTTTGACATTCTGTCAAAGTCGTTCATAGACTGATACACAGCATAGAGAATGAAGTTGTGCTGTCTTGTCTGACCACCCAGAATATCAGAGCTTATAAGGCTGTCGCCTGTTGAGGACAAGCCGTAATTTGTTGGCGTATCGTCGGTAAAGTCGATATGGATATCGTTGCAAACCTCCGATATTTTCGGGAATTGCTGCAAGATATCTTTCACAAGCTCGATTATGTTCATTTCGCTTTGCCTCCCATTATCGCCGCCGCTCCTCTGAGTATTTGCTGTTTCTTGTCGGCTTTCATTCGCTCAAACCAAAGCTTACCGGCAAGTGGCTCTTTAAAAGTGCTGTAAACAAGGTCTTTGTCCGTCAGCACTTTCTTTTCTCCATGTCGGGCGTAAGACGAGCCTGTAACAGAGGATACCATAAGCTTGCCGTAATACTGATAGCGTGCGTAAGGTGCAAGATACTGTATCTTGCCGCTGCCTATTTTTGTGCCTCTCGTGGCAGACTTTCTCAGATTAGTGCTGAGGGTAGGTGTATACTTCACCATATGCCTTATGCACTCAGCGTCAATGAACTTTTGAGCCTTATCAAAGCGTTCTGAATACTTGCCTGCAAAGGACTTATCCCAAGTGATAGCCCTGCTGTCCATAGGCTGACCTATCTTCATTTTACGCTCACCTCCATATGTGGCAGACCGCCGAACATATAATCATCAATGCTCATTACCGTAACAAAGTCATACTCCGCACGGAAGATTTTCATGCTCTCAGATATGCTCTGCGGCGTTTGATTATCGAACTCAAACTCGCATTTTCCTCTCACAAGCATATCCTTTGCAGGGGTTTTCGGTGCATTATCATCATAGAAATACACCCTTGTGCTGTCTGAGGTCTGCATACCGCTTTTCACGATACTTCCCGACTTATTCTCACACCAGTAAACTTTCTCTGCATACTTCCGCACAAATCCCTCTGTCTGCTTGTCGAAAAGATACACCGTGCAATCGCTGTTTGCAAGCATTTACCTCACCCCTCTGTAAAGCAGCCCTGTTCCGCTGAGCCATTTGTACACGATATCGTGAACGGCTCTGTCAGCGTTCTGCCTGCGGATATCCGAGCTTTCATATGACTTTGACCAGCCACCAACGCTTTCGGAAGATACCCCATGAGTGCCGCCCTCCTGCTCTGCCTTGAAGATATTTTCCGCAAGCTCGCAGCAGCACATTTTCACTTCTTCGGGGATATCGTTCTCGTCAACGTTGTCAAGGGTATATTGCTTCATAAGGCTTGTGGCTTGCATTGCATAGAAGTCAAAAGCGGCAGATATGTCAGGCTCTTTGCCGCAAAGATAAACGCCTATATAATAGCTCTCGCTTGCATATGCTTTCATACTGCCGCACCTCTTTACTTCTTGAATCTTGCAAGCACTACCTTTGACTGGTCTGAAATAGCCACAGTGTAATGCTTGTCAGCAGATATATCTGTGCAGCGCTTTGTGCTTCTTCTCTCTGTTTCAACGTTGGTGTCACGCTTGAGGTAGATAGTCAGAGCTGATGTTTCGTCCTCTGTTTCAGTATCAGCGTTGAGCTTGATGATAGGGCATATGTAGAAAGTGCCAGCCTTGACAGCGGCGTTCTTTACAACATAGTCACCCACCTTTGGAGCGTAACCCTCTGCACAAGGCGTTACTGAGCCGAGCTTTATCTGTGAAGCAGTTGGTGAAGCTGTGCTGTCTGCAACAACTTCCTTTGCACCCTCTGCATCGCTGTCAACTCTCACATACTGTTCTGGGATAGCCTCGTTAAGTGAAACTTTCTTTGACGGAACGATACGGCAGTTCGCTATTTTGCCTATCTCGCCTGTCATTACCACATTGCCGTCATACTTATCGGCAGAAATAAAGTTCGGGTCCTTTCTAAGCTGTGAGTTCTGATGAGGATTAATAAACATAGCCTTTTCGGTGTTCAGCTCCTCATTGAACTTGTCAACAGCGTCAACAATGCCGCTGTAAGAGATAGCAGAGGCCGAGCCGTCATAGATGAGCTGAGCTTTCATAAGTGCGTCCATGCTGTCTGCGTCCACCTTAGAAGCGATAGACATTGCAAGCTGTGAAGTCGCCTGACCCGCAGGATTGCCATAGCCGCTGAGAAGTGCTTCATCAGTTATCTCCACCGCTTTCATGGCTTTCTTTACCTTAGCCTGAGTGGAATCTGTTTCAAGCTTGACGGTTTCGGCTTCAACGCCCTCTGCAACATCAACTGCGTCGCCGATATACTTGTACTGCGGCACTGTGATAGTATCGCCAGGCACGCCAACGAGTGTTCTGTCTATCTTCGCAAAGGGAGATACAGTTATCTTAGACTCTATCTTTGCGTCGATCATATCACTCATTACCTCAGGATCGATAAGGTCGGTGATCTTTGTCTGCTCTGCGAAATACTGCATAGAAATTCTAATGCCATTTGTCATTTTCATAATATCCTATCCTTTCAACTGTTCGTATTTTTCGGGGTCTGTTCGTTTAAGTTCCAGCCTCTGCATATACCCCATTTTTGCAAAGGTTTCCTTGCTCACTTCACCTGCGGCAGGCGTCCCTGTGGGAGCAACCGGGTTCTTGATAGGCTCGGAGCTTTCAAAAAGATAATCGTTATCTTTCTTCACGTTCTCGATAGCCGTCTTGATATCCTCAGCCTGATTTTTGGAAGCTTTGAGAGTTTCCACATCAAGCAAAGCTTTAAGAGCCTTGACGTTTCTTGCCTTGCTTGCCGAGATAGCGTTATCAAGGGTAGCGTCAAACTCCATATCAGATATCTTCGCCTGATACTCGGTATCTTTCTTAGCAAGGTCAGCGGTGAGCTGTGCGACTTTGCCGTTAAGCTCCTTGACGTCCACGCCCTCAAATTCTTTGAGAGAGTTCTGTGCGGTATCAAGGCTGTCCTTATAATTATCACGCTCCACCTCAAGACGGCTTTTCACCTTTTCAAACTCAGCCACAGTCTTATAATTCTCTGCCACCTGTTTTGTGATGTCCTGTTTCTTGTCCTCAGGGATAACGATACCCAGAGCGGCAAGGATCTCAAAAATGTTTTTCATATGTTTGTCCTTTCTACATAGCTTATATACCGCTCTGTCTGCGGTGTGAAAGTCTGACAGTTTAACGTCATACCAAGGACGAAATGGTATGAAAAAAGCACCCGTTAAGGTGCTTAGTTCCGATGTTTGGGTATAAAAATACCGCCCGACCTTAGCCAAGCGGTAAAAAAATATCATTTGAAATACTCTGTAAGTTCAACTTCTGAATCAATGTACACAGCGTCAATATAATAACTGTTGTGTACGATTATCTTCTTTCCGTTTAATGTGTATATCTGCGTTTGTGAGCCGTCAACATCTGTCAGCATATCGGACCGTTCAATGCCTGGGATATGCTTTTCCAATGCTGCACATTGCTTATCAAAAATTTCTTTGTCCGCAGCCGTGCAAATATTGTATTCATATTTTTTCATTGCTGATCATCCAATCCATATCTTTTATCTACTGATCTTCGTGTTTTTACAGCGGTCTTCAAAGTGTCTGCTATAGCTTCTTCTCTGCTCATGTTTTTTCGTACCATTTTATTTGATACCAAGTCTTCAAAAGAAATGATAGGTTCGGTCTGGTCAAGGGTTTTACGAGCTTTTTGATCTGCCATTAACTCTCTTGCCTGAAAGCGATATTTGTTACGCAGTTCACAAGCTTGTCTTGCCTGCTCTTCAATAGACTTGCTTTTGTCGATAAGCTGAGGGATATTTTTGTTATGGTGTCTGTACCACTTTCGCACGTCTATATCAGACATCTTACCTTTCATATCAATTATATCACTATAATCTTTTTGCGTCAAGTCTATCTTGGTTTTTCCCACCCCGATATTCCCAAGTCCGTCGGCGTTCACACGCTCTCTCTGCTGAGGCAGACCCATTGCTTTTGAAAACCTCGTGTACTCCTGGGAAGTGCCACGATATCGGCTGCGTGCGTTGATGATATCCTCCTCGCTTGCACCTGCCTCTTCAAGAAGATGTATCTTCTGCCGCTGAGCTCTCATTGCAGTCTCAAGCTTTCTTTGCCGCTGTAAAGCCTCATACTTTGTGTACTCTTTGTCACCGTACTTAACAGGCTTGTTCTCCTCTGCATTCATCTGTGCAAGCTCCTCGTCTGTATAGGAACGCTCAGATATGCCGGGGATAAAAGGGTAATAATCGTGATAGCAATTCGCACCGCACAGACCTGTCACAGTACCAAGACCGCAGATAGTTTCAAGCTCTTTTTTGCTGTAGACCTTGCCCTGCCATTCTTGGTGAGAGGGTCTTGCTCCGCTGTGCCAAGTGACTTCAAAATAGTCCGTGCCAAGCTCTTTGGCGTTGTCCTCATTCATTTTTGCGGTTAGCTGTGAAAGCCCTGTCATCACCGAACGCCTTGCGGCTACGTCTGCCCTGTTGCTCCAGCCTGTGGCATAGTCCACAGTACGCAGACCTGAGTTCGTCATATCCGAAATGACTTTCTTTATGACCGTGTTATAATCGAACGCTCCGCTTGCTATGCCCATTATGGCGTTGTCAAGGCTCTGCTGATAGAAGTCAGCCGCCTGCGTGAATTTAAGTTTGCCGTCAGGCTGTTTTACTGCAAATCCAAGTGACTGAGATATGTTTTTAAGCTCCCCCGAAGTCTGCTCCGATACAGCCGACAGCAGCCTTTGCAGACCCTCATTCTCTTCAAGGGGGATCCGTGCTTTGCCTTTGGTCTTGTATATGCTATCGTCCCATTCATAGCCTTTTTGCAGGATATCATTGTACAGCTCTTTTATCTCAGCTTTGGAGAGGTCAAGGTTATCGGCTATGGCTTTCTTTATCTCACGCTTGCTCATTCCAAGCTCGTGAAGCCTGTATATCTGCCAATCCGCCGAACGTGTTATCTCGCCGTTTATCTTTATCCTGCGGACGATGTCCTCCATTATCTGCATTTCAAGGTCACGCAGGGGCTTGTCAAGAACCATTGAAACTCGCTCTATCTCGCTTGCTTTGAGCATTATTCTATCACCTCTGCGGTGCTGTCGGAGGTCATTTTCTTAGCCGTTTCCTCGTCCTCACCATACCATTTCATTCGGTATTCCCACAGTGGCATTATGCCCATAGAAACGTCCTGACGATCGCTTGCACGCTTTGTTTCATCATCTGCAAGGATACTGTCCTCAAAGTTCACAGAGAGCTCATAACCGCTTTGAGTAAGCCCATTATAAAACGCCAGCGAATAGCAGAGGTCTTCAATGCAGACACGGAGATTATTCTGTATCGCCGTGACAGTATCGAACTTTCTCTGCTTTGAGGACTTTATCTCCGTTGCCGTCTTATCAACTGTCTGTGGGTTTGAGATATCCCCATAGGACAGCCCCACAGCAAACTCTATCTCACGCTTGTATTCTTCAAGACCTGCGATAAAATCAGCCTGCCTTAACTGCGGTGAGAACTCGTGATAAAAGTCACCGCTCGTGCCAGCTGACACGTTTACCCCTCTGAAAAGCCGTTCATTGAGCTTTGGCATTTCTGCACGCTTCTTACCTGTGAACGGGTCTGTCACAGGTCTTAACACAGCCTCGTCAACGTCTATGGCACGCTCTCCTGATTCAAACTCCCAATCGAGCCTGCCAAACTGGATATCAGCTTTTCTTATGACTTCTTCCGCCCCTGCGAACACCGATACGCCAGAATGTGAACCATCAACTGTATTGTCGATAGGGTTGACATAATAGCCGAAAGAGGGTCGCAGCATAAGTGGATAGGCTATCTTAGGGATAAGCTCCGCCCACTCTGAAACAGCCGTGAGAGGTATCTCAGCACCAAGAGACACGCCGTCATTGGAGCGAAAAGCCCTGTTTGTGATAGTCAGCCCTTTTTCATAGTCCAGAGCGTGATATTCAAGCCTTATGCGGTAATCATTATCGCCCATGCGTTTTATCTCAGGGAAAATGACCTTTATAAGCCTGCCGTTCACGTCATACTCCACAGGAATAAACTGCGACTGCGGAACATACTGCACCTTATCAGCACCCAACGGTTTTATTATCATTGCTCCTGTTGCAAGACCTCTTTGCAGATTTTTGTTGAGGTTTTCAAGGGCGTTTTTCATTATGGCATCAAGCTTATCGTTGGAAACTTTCAGGGTCATTTCATTGATAGCCGTGTTTGCAAACTCCCTCACAACAGCGTGTTCAAGCCGCAGAGAGTGAACTCCCTTGGGTGCTGCCTTGCCTGCATACATTCTGTCCCACTTGTCAATAGCTTTTATCATACTGTCCGTCACGGCGATATCAATACAGTAAACGCCCTTTATATCTGACTTTGAAAGCATTCTGCTTATCCACTCCCTTATTTTTGAAATAATGCCCATAGCTTACTGACCCCGCCTTTTCCATACTCTTTCCATTGCATACCGAACGGCGTCGATAACGTGGTCATTGCCGTCGGGATAGCCGCTTATAACGTTGCCCTCTTTATCCCTGTCATACTCACAGTTGATGAACTCCTCGCAAGCCACAGGACAACGCTTGTTATCTATAACAATACTTCGCAGAGATTGCAGCCACTTATATGAATACTCCCTGCTGTTAGGGCCTTTCTCTGCGCCTCTCGCAAGCAAGCCGTATGCTCTGTAATCCTCAACAGACTTATTCTCTGCACTGTCGCAGGTGATAAGGTCATTTGCCGTGATACCAAGCTCCAGCAAATGCTTTGCGGTATCAACATTCTTTGTTTTGTTGCAGGTGTACTCCTGCCATATGAACAGCGTGTGCTGAGCAGGAGCGTAATGCACTCTGACAAAAGCGTAAAGGTCGGGATACCAGCCCCAGTCAACGCCGTTATAGATGTTATCGAACTGTGCTATCTCGTTGTCGGTAATCTCTCTTATGAGGACGTTATCGAAAACATTGCCGCCCGTGCCGTTTGCAACGCCCATATACTCGTTCTCATAGGCAGTGGGATTGGTTTCTTTGAGAAATTCGGCGTCATCAAGAAAAGGCTTGCCAAGCCACTTTTTCGGCACAGTAAGATAAGTGCTTTCGGTAACAAGTCTGTCCGTTCTCGGCACTTTGATGTATTTATTCGCCCAGTTCTGAGCCGACTTCGGAGGGTTGAAAGACTTGAACTTATATGCTCTCTCGCCGCCTCTTATAACAGACTGTTCTATCGTTCGCACAGCTTCTTCACCGCCGAACTGGTCAAGCTCCTCAAACCACACGATGCCGATATAGCCAAAAGGCGGCTTGATAGACTTTATCTTGTGCGGGTCATCAGCACCACGAAAGTATATTTTCTGCCCTGTTGAAATGCGTGTGATCTCAAGGGGCGACTTTGTGCAGGCAAACTCATCATCAAGACCAAGTGCAGATATTGCCCAGAGTATCTGAGAATAAACGCTGTCTTTAAGAGTATTCGCCACAGCACGCAGGACGCAGGCGTGCATATTCTCGTTCTTCATCAGCAGGTCGATAACATTCAGACCGCAGAATGAAGATTTAGTCGAGCCACGTCCGCCAGGGAAAACATACTCGGAATGTTCCTGCTCTGCAATATCGAACAGTACAGGCGAGAATGTAGGAGCGACAAGGCTCGCAGGGATACCGCTGTACACCTTATTAGGCATAGAAACAGGCTCAAGCTTTTGTTTTTCAAGCCTGAGCCTTGCGTTATCGTATTTTATCTTATGTTTGAGCATATCGTCATCACGAATAATGTCACGCAGCTCTTTCACCGCCGCAACATCCCCTTGCTTAGCCCTTGCCATAAGAGCCGCATTCACAAGGAGCATATTATTGATGAAGTCGGGGTCAAGGCTGTTAAGGTCAATGCCCTGCTCCACGAGAAACTCATAGTCCGCTCTGGTATTGGCAGGCTGTTCAAGCAGGAAGTCCATTACCTGCTTCATAGTCTTTTTACGCCTGCGGACTTCGCCTGATTTTTTACCGCCTTTCGACTGTTCTTCGACTGTTAACTCATATCCTCCAGGTATTAAATTCTGTTCATTCGGCATTCACCTCACCTCGGTTTTTTTGTTCTTTTGGGTATAAAAAAAGCCCCGATTTAGTGGGGCTTTAATTTGTTATTTTTTATCCTGACTATTCTCTTCTTCCACAAACTTTAGTAATTTTTTTGCAATGCTATATCTTAATAAAACAGCCGTGTTAAAAACGATACTTTTCAATTCATAAATTATACGAATGCTATATGACAAATATGGTATTATAAACAATGCACACAAAAAACTACTAAAAAATTCACTTGAAAATAGTAAAAAACCATTATCAAATAACAGACAAACGAAATAAATAAAAACAGAAGTCATTAGACCAAATAAATACAAATACAACACTGATTCCATATATTGAATGCTCTTATTCAATTCTGTTTTGTTTTCCTTTTCCGAATCTTCCAGCTTTGCTAGCAGTTTCGTAAATTCATCATCTAAAAGAACAAGTATAATTGAGTAAATTGCCAATACGCTTCCAAACACTGCAAGTTGTATATCAATCATTTTATTTGCAATATTTGATAC